CGTTTGCACGGGGGTAACATCTACATACACAAGAACTATACCAGCATTTGCTGTCGCTGTAACCCCTGTAACTAAATACTTGACTTCTACCACAGTTGTACCAACTGCGCCAGTGCCAACATTACCCGTGACAGAGACTAAAGCTCCCGCATCGACAGACGCAGAACCAAGTGCACTGGTTCCAACATTACCCGTGACAGAGACTAAAGCTCCCGCAGTGACTGCTTCTTCACCAAGACTTGTTGTGGCTACCGCGCCAACACCAACAACATTTGCAGAACAATTTGTCTGCTCTTCACCAAGGGCAGTTGTGCCAGCTACACCTGTTGGTGCAACTACACTTGTACCAATGACAGTGACAGAGTTAATTAAAGCAGTGGCAAAAACACCTGTGGCTACACCGTCAATAGATGGTATTGCGGCGGCATTTCCTACAGATCCTGTAGCAGAAACACCCGTGACAGTGACAGGTATGGCTTGGTTCCAAGCGTCTTGGCCCCAAGTGCCGCGTCCCCAACCCGTTACATTAGCCACGGTTAACTCACTACGCTATGCGTATGATAGCGTTACTTGCGTCTGCTGTTGGAAACTGGATAGTAAAAGTGCCCGAAGTAGACGTTTTGTTTGAAGAAAAGTCCAACGCTGCAACAGCTTTATTACTATTGGTGCTATTATAAATTAAGGCACCCATCGCTGTGATGGTGGCTGTTGTAAAGCTAAGATCCGCAAAATCAGTAAATGCCGTGGTTCCAGATGTGGTTGGAGCTACCTTAGTAAGCGTCCCGCCTCCTGTTGCATAGGTTCCGCTAGAGGCCACTTCACCTGTTGTGGTAAATGCGGTGGTAGCAGCACCCAAAGTTGCAGTCGTGCTAGACTTTCCACCACTACTCTCTGCGTACAAAGCAAGCTTAAAAGCGTTACCATTGGTTGCGAAGTTGTGCGTACCCAACATCAATTCTTGCTTGAATGCGGTACACATTGCTTGTGCTATTGCCATTACAGTCTCCCTATAGCGTCAGCTAGTTGATGTTGACCCGCCTCACGGATCTTCGCGCAAATTGTAGCACGTTCTTCCCTTCTAGCCAACTCTACATAATATTGCACTAAATTTCTTACTCTATCTTTAAAAGCTTCAGCCTGTAGCCGAATAGGCTCCGGGGCTTCGTCAGATACATACATTATCTTGTTTGCGGCCATGTCCGCAATCTGATCATTAGATAAACCACCGTTGTCAGACGAAACAACATTAACGGACCCCACTGATCCAACATTAATTTCAAACATTATCATGTCTCCCAAAAATAATAGGGTCTGACTCCACCGGCTCTGGCGGTTTTATCTCAGACTGTCTTGTAATCAAGATGTTACCCTCTTGGACTGTTTGCACCAACGGATCGTCCAATCTATGATAACCGTAAAGTTTTTCATTTTCCGGAACATTCGTATCCAACAGGCCAGAACGGTGTGCAATTTCAAGTTTAATTCCTTTAGATGCCGCAATCGCGCACCAGAACTCTACGCAAGCTCTACCTGACTCGGCCATGTTTACGTTTTTATAAGTGAAATCAATGCCGTACAAACAAATCTTTTTTGCTTTTTTCCATACAGCGTAAGCCATAGCGTAAGCTACGGTATTGTTAAAATAACAATAACCTGTTGATTTTACTACTTTTTCTAAAGGATACTCTTCAATAGCAGGAAAATCAGGGTGTTTTACACAGGAATATATAGGGTTCTTGTTTTTTGACAAAAACTCACGAGCTATACCGGTTTGCGATCCGGCATTTTCTGTATCTATAAACCTTGTGACAGGGTCCATCATAAAGGTACGATCTACATGTATGACCCCTCCTATACAATTTATCCCCCATATTTCATCAAATTCTTGAGAAGCTACTCGCGCCGAAATATAGTCAGCGTAGCTGCCTCCTAGTCCAATAATAGCAATTTTCACGAACGGGCCCTTCTTGGTAGCCCCTGTCTGTTAGCATCATCGTTTTCACGAGACTCGCCTAAATCCTTCAAGCGAACCAAAGACTCCACAAATCTTTCGCTGTACATCTTTAGTACATCCGGCTCACCCTTCATAAAAGTGTAAGCCTCCACAAGACTTCCGTATAGCATCGCGTTAGGGGCATTAACGCTTAACCAAGTAGTAGTAGAGTCAGCGGAGGTAGATACCACCGTTCCCGTAGCCCCGCTCGTCCCACCAGTGACCGTTTCTCCAACAGTTAGGTCAGTGCTAGGAAGAACAATTCTCATAGTCGTAGATGTTAAAGCCTCACTTATCGTGGTTGTAGCTCCACTTGTGCCACCCGTAATAGTCTCATTATCTACAAAGGTTCCAGTTACGCTGCTCACGGTTAGAATGACAACGGTCGTAGTCAGACTAGCCGGTCTGTAGTAATAATGCAGTTCGGCAGAATATGCAGCGTCCGGCGTGGGCGATAAAAGAAAGTTTTGGTAATCATACACACCATAATATTTGGGTGTACCTGTTGCAGAATTGGGATTGTACTCTTGCAAAAAGTTTACATCTTTAAATAAAAGAAACTGTTTTACCCCGGAGTTTTCCACAGATACGCTAAATGATGCTAAGTAATCATCTGGAACAGCCAAAAACTGATTACCAGAAGTGGTTGTTCCTGTTACGTTTTTACGAAAATACTCTAAATCTACGCTCTTAAATATCCGCTCTTCTGCGGAGGTAATAAAATCAACGAGGTGCTTAACAAAAGTAACCTCTTGGTTTTCGGTGTAGTCTTTAATAGCAGACTTTAATGTAGTGTATGTATAGCTCATGGTGTATTCGCCTGTCCGCCCATACCACTGTGGTTGGTGCAATAATAATACAGGGTTGGCGCTCCAACGGCTACAGTTATTTGAGTGTAAGCTCCTGAAGAGCCGGGAGTCCCGTTAGTAGTAACGCCTGTTGTATATTGAGAGCCACCCCCATGTGTGCCATCAGAAGTTGTTGATAGCCTTAAAGGATGACTTGAATTACTGCTGTCGGATTGATCGAACCTGTAAGTGCTTCCCTCCGACAAACTAACGGTATCTTGCCTAACTCCATCAATATAATATTTATTAGCTCCAAGATAAGAAGCAACTGTAACAGTATATGTAGCAGCTATACTGGTGCCTGTTCCAGAAGCCGTAACAGTGCCTACAGAACCTGTTGCGATAACGCCTGTAACATCGGCATCAGTAGGGGTTACAACATCCCCGCCAAAAGTTACCGTTCCCACAAACCCGTAAGCTCGTGGAACTAACTCGTATTGTAAAGTTACCGTGCTAAAAACAGGAAATTTTACAGTAACAGGTATGCTATTATTGTTGGGTCTAGGATCTTTTAAAGTTTGAGGATCGTATACTTTACGAAAAGGACCAAGTTGTGGATGTTTTCTTTCAAACTCATCCTTTCCGACTAACAAACCGTTCCACTCTTTACGCATGTCTTTATACCGATACTCTAAACCAGAACGGTCAGATATGGCTTTTGCATGTTTTCCGGTGGCGTATCTAGCCATTAGTTTGTCCTAAAGTAAGCGTATTCGGGAGTAACAGTAAAGCTAGACCTGTCGCGGTCCTCTCCCATAGCTCTTTCAAACTCTTCTTCATATATCGCTTTTAACATCTGAGTGCGATTAGGTGCTCTTTTCAATGAAATGTAATAAGCTAGCCCCGCAGCCAAACAAGGATAAAACCGAAAAGGTACGTCCATCGTGTTAATTGCAGTATCGCCATCATCAATACGAGTTAAAGCATTATACACGATAACATCTGTACTGTTATCAGGAGTAGGCCATATCCGTAAACTAGGCGTTACTTGCCTGTCCAAAAAGAATTGTGTAGGACGACCTTCTGTAGACTTACTCGGAATGTTGAGATCATCATCTCGGCTGACGCGAGTTAATGAAAAATCAGTGCTGCTTCTTGTTACTACGGCGCTCAATATATCAATTACATCCGCAGCCAAAGCATATGTTCTTGTACCGGAAGTTAGAGCTTGAGTCCTTTGTGCAATAGTCCACTGGTTTAACCCTCTGTTAGCCCATTCAGCCAACATAAGGTTCAAAGAACGCCTTGCTGTAGTTAAATCGTAGCCTGTCCTTACCTCCAAGCCACAACGCTCAAAGGCTTCTTCAACGTATTCAGCTACATCTAGCTCAAAATTTACGCTTCCCGAAACAGCCATTATTTGTCATCCGCATACAAGTTGTTAAAAATTTGATTTACATCCATTGTATAGTCTAAATCAGATTTTGAATAGTGTATATGCTGTGATGGCAAGAAGTCAGGAGCGCCTTGCCCTGTTTCAAACCATGCTGGATGTGTAACACGAACGCGGTTATTTGGCAATGCAACGATGTTTCCAGTGTACTCTCCGGCGTCCAAAAGCTCTAAAACATGGCTTTGTTTATGCTGCGCCGGATCATCTGCTATCTCGCTTTCCGTGTAATCAACGGTAAAATAGTATTTAGCCGGAAAGAAGTCCGGTCCCACTTTAGCTAACCAAGGACAAGGGTGTGCCCGGTCCATGCGATAAACGGCATGAGTGTGAGACATGCAATCCCACGGTTGAGCCAAGTGAACCGGCATAGGCTCCGGCCACTGCTCAAAAGGGGTATCTCCAACAAGGGCTGTAATTGGCATACGAGCCCACATAGCACCGCCGTGTACGTTAGGGTCATCCGTGCCATCAGTTTCGCATCCGGTAAAAATCATTTGAAAGCTTAAACAACGGCTTGGCATGGTCGTGACCGCAATAGCCATGCCGTGTAAAAACTCGCCATGATAGTTAGAATGATTGCACGTATACTCTCTTCGCACCCAGCATTTAAAGTGCGGAATATTACTTTGAAGATAGGGCAAGCTACTTTACCTTGCCGCCTTTTGCCATGCCCTTTTTCTTCATGCCAACGATGCCACCTTTAGCATAGCCTTTTTTCATCATCATGCCGCCACCGGCCATTTTCTGGACCTTACCGCCTTTGGCGTAGCCCTTCTTTTTCATGCCGACTGCACCGCCTTTAGCCATGCCTTTTTTCTTCATGCCACCAACAAGGTTCATTGCATAATCATTCATTGTTGGAAATTCATTAGCCATTTTACGCTCCTATGTTTAACTTACAGAACCACTGGTTCTTTTCCTACGATTTGACATAACGGCACCACAACCTCGTGCCACAACCGTTCCCGGAACAGACTTACCGTTAAACGGACGTTTTGGAGCGGTTGCGCCGCCCCTACTCATTTTCCTAACTTTTGCAGCCTTTGTATTAGGGACAACAGTTTTTCCTTTAGATCCTGCCCGCTTCTTCTTACGAGCCGTTGTAGCTCGTTCGCTTTTCGACAAGCTGTTAGCTTTAGCTCTAGGCAAGCAACGATCAGGGTTACTCTTATCTTTTGAAGTACCACATTTACCTTTGATAGAGCCATCTGATCCAATCCTAACCCAGTCCTGTTTCACCCATTCTTTTAGCTGACCCATTACTTACCCTTTGATTTTTTGGCGTAGTTGGGGTCTTTACAATACTTTGAGGCTGCCATGTTTGCATACGCTGACGGGTATGTGTCAAATGTACGTTTGGCCCACGCTTTCCCCTTGGGACAGATCTTACCACCACTTTTTACCTTGCCCCCTTTTTTCATGCGAACAACGCTGCTTTTACGAGTTGGGCACTTTCCTGCACCTAAATTTACTGCACTTGTCATAGTAACCTCTGCAAAAATGGAGCAATAATAACTAGACCAACGATCCACCAAAGTCTCTGATCTAACTTTGTCATGTTTGACTTCTGGTCGTCAAGAAGCTCTTCAATACGTTTGTATCGAAGATTACACTCAGCCTCATGCTTGGCTAATTCTGCCATCACCTTGGATGCAGTAATTGTTTCTTTTTTTACCGACATTTCCAACGCTTCCTTGCTTGACGCAAACGACTATTTGGATCTTTAGCCGCTTTAGGAAATTTCTTCATCTGACCCTCAGAGCGAGCACAATAAGACTTACGTCTCTTTGCATCTTTACTGCCGGGTTTTACCTTACCAGTGACCGCTGTTTTCAGCTTACTGCCGGGATTTTTACGCCTGTACGCCTTTACCCCGGCATCCGTCATTCCCGCCCCAGCTTTTGTAGGACGGAAATTTTTCTTGTTACGTTTTGGCATCGTAGCTTTACGAGGGGCCATCTAATTACCCCCTACGCATACTTCTTACGCATGTACAACAAGATTGTATAAGTGTCCGCAGAAGTGTGGCCGACAGTTGTAAATAAAACATCCCCCGTCTTACCGCTGCCTGCATTATTGGTTAAACCGCCAAAAGCGTTATAATCGTGATGACCACTTTGGTTTTCACCTAACTCAATACAAAAAGCGTTAGATGTAGCGTCAAACAGAATCTGAACTTTCATTCCGTTACACTGCCACCAAATACGTTCTATGACGACTTCACTACATGCAACACCGTCTAAACTACTGGATAGAGCCGATACATCTACCTTCTTTACAGTGGATTCGCCGGTTCCGTCCGATACATTGGTAAACTTCATAACAGCATGTTTAGGGCCGTCAATCAGAGTTTGTGATGTTACTGCATCAGCCATTTAAAACTCCTTTAAAAGGAAAGGGAGCAGAACTCCCTTTCTATGAAATCAATTACGCAATCTGAACGTACTCAATAATGAACGTGAACGAACCTGCTGTTGTGGCATCTACAGTGTTTGTGATGTTACAGTAAATAGTTCTTTCAGTGTCTGTGTACTGAACAGAAGCTGGGGCTGTTGTGCCATCTTGTGTTTGAAGAACCAAAGTGGTCACCGTTACGTTGTGAGCAACAACGGTTGTTCCACCATCAAGGATTTCATCAGTTTGAGCCGCAACAATTTGTGCGCCAGAAGAAGAAGTACCAACTTCGTAACCGATATCGCCTGTCCCAATAACGGGAGAAACGTCACAAAAGATTTTAATGTCGGTGATGATTGTGTTTGCTGGTTGTGTGAACTCACCAATAGTTGGGCTATCACCCGCTGTTGTATTCACAGTAATACCAGTGGCGTAGCCAACGTGCTTTACATATTTGTTGGTAAAAACACCAGTAGAAGCAACAGATGAGGTTTCTGTTATCGCACCCGTGGTTGCGTTTTTATTGATAACTTTAAAACCATTTTCAGAGCGTACCGCTCCATTGAATGTAGTTGTAGCCATTTCATTCTCCTGTCTTGGCTAATGTCAGCCACAGGATGCGGCTGTCAGGAATTAAAAAAACTATACAATAAAAAAGAGCGGCTGTGAAGCCGCTCTTTCTAATCTCTACGGGAGAAGAGATTTTAGGCTGCGCCCGGTGTTCCAAACACTGAACGCCAATCAGAAACGCCGAAGCTATAACGCTCACGGGCCTTAAACCGCATGTTTCCGGTGTCAAAGTCACCTTCCATAGCAGTCTTGATTGGAGAACGGTTAAAGTATTTGAAACCGTTAGGTGCATCGGTCTTGATGAAGAACGCATCTGTATCAGTCAAGAAATGGTTAACTACTGCCCCTTCAGGAAGCATACCCATGTTCTTGATAGCATTTGCATCGTTATCAGCCGTTGCTGAACGCAAGTTTGAGTTAATCACACGCTCTGCAATGAACTGCAATTCTTTTGGAATGATAAGCTTCATTCCACGAACTGCAATCTTCAGACCACGCTCATCAGTCAAACCAGCAATATCAATCAACATCTGCTCAAGTGAAGTTTCGTTCAAGTCAGCGGCTGTTGAAAGAAGGTTGCGTTGGTTTCCTGTCAAGGATGGGTGTGATGAAGAACAAAGTGCTGCACCATCGCCGATTGCAGAAGAACCTGTGCTGAACGCATTGTTCAGAATAGATGCTGCTTTAATCTGCTTGGTCTGGGCCATAGAACGGGCCAGAGCCTTGGTGTAGCGTGATGCCAAACGGTCATACAGATTATCCTCAATAGCCTCTTCCGTAATAGAAAACGCCAAAGCGATTGTCTCATGTGTGTACCGTGCAGTGTATGTCTCTTGAGCATCGTCAAAAGAGATGGCTGCGCCTTCCTCTTTAGTCGGTGCTGTTGAGAAACCACCCAACATCACTTCTTCTTCAAAAGAACGATCTGAAGACTCTTCAGCGAAGATCTCCGCATGTTCGTTCTCATAACGGTCGTACTCAAGCCCAAAAAGTGCATTTAGACCGGGTTCTAGCTCTTTAGCTAGTTGTGCTCTTGAAATAGCCATTTGCTAGCCTCCTATATACCGGTTGTAGCGTAGGTGCCAACCGCAATGGTCGTACCTGTGTTGAACGCACCATTCAAGCGAACGATGTACTGATGACCAAGTGCGGAATAATCCGTGTTGCCTGCCTCTTCATAGAGACCGACGATACGAACATCCAAAGTGTTTGTCGTAGCTGCTGTACTGATATCAAGCATGTCACTTGATTGACCAGTGTTTGTGCTACCATTGTTAACACTTGCCATGTCACAGTTGATGAAAACGTCTGCCAACGCGGTTGCCCGGTCGGTGTTGCTCCCATCGGCTGCCACAACATATAGCTGCATTGGGTCATCATACACGTAAGCTTTTACGGGATGATTTGTATCAACGCTTACTGCGTTTGATCCGGGCCAGTAATTGAGGTGTGTCGTCTTACCGGAAACGGAATCAACGTACTCAACACCACCTAGAACACCCAATGGAGCTATCGCCTGATCGGAGATAATAATTGTTCCACTGGAGGCAGGACATACGATCCCACCGTTGTAAATAGCAGTTGTGTAGTTGCTGGCAATCTCATACATCGTTGTAGCGTTGTTATTGGGATTACCGCCCGTTTTACCAATAGGACGAAGGCCGTATCCACCTGTCAAGATGTTTGACATTAGTCTCTCCTATTTGACAAAAAGGTAGTCATCATCTCTGAGGACCACCGAAAGTTACACGAGATTGACGATCAGGTTTATTGATCGTCATGGTCGAATGAGCATTCTCACGCATCATATCAGAGTCCACAGCTTGCATCTGGTCATTGCTTCTTTGATTAAAGTAAGCTGTCCGTTCCGCAACTGTCTCATCCGGTATGCGAGCAAGAATAAGTCCACCTACTCCAAAAACACCTTCATATTTACCTGAGTCTAGTACCGGGGCCTCAAAGTCTGGGTACTCGTCCTTGCGAACAAGTTCATAACCTTCGCGCATCTTCGCGCTGATGTTTTTAGTATCGTCAAAACCTCGGGTTTCAGCCCTGATCCAACGATGCTTAAAACCATCCGGTGCAGGTGGTGCATCCAACATAGACGGGGGAGCCCACGGCTTACGCTGCGCCGTCTTCTCCCTAGTTTGGTTAGCGCGAGCAGTACGTTTTACTGTACCTTCAAACATTTCGTTCTGTTCTTCAGACATTTAACCTACTCCTTCACGTATTTCGCGTATTCTTCAAGCGGCACACCCAATTTCTTTGCTATCGCAACTTGGCTAGGGGTGAGTCTAACCTTTTTCCCACTACTGCGCCCAGATGACGAACGGGATACGGAAGCTACGGTCTGAGCGGGCCGCCTGCTTTCCCCGGTTTTAAGCTTATGAGGGAACTCTTCCTTCATGCGCTTATCTAGTTCACTATAATACTCATTTGACTGCGGGTCAAACCCTTCGTTTTCAACAAGCTTTTTATGTACACCAAATGCGGCATAGGTCATGGCCTCATCAGAGCCAAACCACTCGTTTCTGGCGGCCCAATCTTCTGCTTTGGGATCGGGTCTACGCGGCTGTTGCTGCGGCATAGGCTGCTGAACCTGTTGTTGCCGTTGAGCTTCCTCTTGTTGAGCGTGTCTCTGCTGCTGCATCTTGGCTTGGTTTGCACGATCATTCTCAATAGCTAACTTGGTGATGCTACGTTGAGCTTCTACCACACCGTTGGTGTCGCCAATTTCTATAGCTCTGGCAAGCGCCTGTTCCGCCGTACCCATCTCACTCTCAACACGACTACTGTATTCGTTGACGTAGTTGGTGTCTAAAGTGTTCATCCGGGTTTTTAATTGCTCCGCTTCAGTTTTTACGTTCTGAGCGTATCGCAAGGCTTCTTCTTCACGGCGTTCAGCCTCACGCATTTTCTTGGTCAAACGATCAATTCGCTTCTGCGTGTTGCTTTCCGCCTTTTCAAACTGATCATCTTCTGCCGCTGCAAGAGGCGCTTCATCCTCTCCTGCGTTAGAAACATCTATTTCTGTTTCTTCGGCATCATCCAAATCAAGTTCAATCTGATCCGCTTCTTTTAAATTTTCTTTCGCCATTATTCTCTCCTAGAAATGAAGAACATCTTCGGGTTCTTTTATCTTAGCCAAAACCTCGTCGTCATTGAGTATCCTGACTTCACCACCGTCTATCTTGAAACGAGATCCGGAATAACGGGCAAACATCACCCAATCACCCTGATCACACCAAGGTCCCATAGGAAACTTTTCTGCATCTTTGTAAGCTAGCTCGCCAACTTTAAGTACGTAGCCAACCTGTGTCGAAACAGTTTGCTCCTGAACAACAGCATCCGGAAGATAAATACCTCCGTCTGTTTTGCCTTTACCCCGATATGGAAGAACCAGAATGCGCCACCCCGTAGGTGCAGGCATTCTTTCTAGAAGAGACTCCCCGATAGCTTCGGGGTCTAATACTTTGTCAGTAGGCTCTTTGTAAGCCTCTGCAATAGTTGCAACACCTTCTGATGCCGCAGCTAAGTCAACTGCTTTAGTCATTGCTTCGCTCCTGTTTATCTAGCAGGCCCTTGAGTTCCTGTTCCACATGATCTAGGGCTTTTAAATTACCCATGAGCTCACGATATTGCTCTATATTCTTGACGTTGTCATAAATCAACAAGTCTTGAATGCCTTGTCGCCGTTCTTTTATTATGCGAAAAACAGCTTCCGCAAAGTAAACTTCATCCACTCCGATAACTCCGCATTAAATCCTATGTGTTCTTATAACACACTATTCGGATTCCGCAAGAGCTCTCATCCTGTCCACCAAACGTCTGGCCCGGTTTGGGACCTGCGTGTACCAACGCGAATCTACCATCTCGTCGGCTGCGGCGTTCCAATCACGGGCATCCACACCAGCCTTCATACCTTTAAACTTGCTTAGTCGAGGCCGACCCATATTGAACATCATATTACAAATAATATGTTGCGCCTCTTCCGGCAAGTCCTCAAAGTCTGGGTACAATACTTTGCACTCGTCAATCGTTACAGCAATGTCTAAAGAAAACAGGTTTCTAACTCGTTCCTGTTCGACAACGGTGCCAACGGGCTTGCCATATTCTTCGTCATGCTCAGTGATTAAATGACCCACACCACAGGTCGGTAGTGCTAAATGGTCTAAATACACCTCGTACTTGCAGCCCTCGTCTTCGGCTATTTCTTCGCGTAATCTGTCTTTGTTCATTTCTTAAATCCTTTTAGGCCCCGTATACCAAATGACGCGCCAATGCTGGCGTACATCGCCCATTGAAACCATTCTGGTGTGCGAGACAACGCGGCAAAACCATCTTCAACATACTGTTGGGTAAACGGAATGAAGCACATTGCAATTATGCAAAAAAACAAAATAGTCAATGCTTCGTCTTTCCACGAGTTATCCGAGGCTTGCGCAATTATCTTTTCCCAGC